CTTTGGTATCATTGTTGGTGGTCATTCTTCAGCGGTTGCTACTGCTGACCAAATCAACAAGACTGAGACCTACCGCGACCCGGACAGCTTTGCAGATATCGTCCGTGGTATGCATTTGTATGGCAGAAAGATTCTCCGTCCAGAGGCTCTTATCAATGCCAAGTACTGCTTAGTATAAGGGGGATTGAAAAATGGCACTAGGTGATAACACTCTCCAAGCCGCACGTGGTAATTCACAGCGTGGTCGCAACCCTTACATGGTTCAAACTGTTCTTAACCTTGCAACAGCATTGTCTGACAAAGGTAGCGCACTTGCCGCTGGCGATGTCATTCCAGTAATTGCTGTTAAAAAAGGCATGATGGTTATGAATGCAGGTATTGAAGTCGATACTGCCTCTGACGGTTCTACTCTTACAGTAGACTTAGGCATGATTGCCGCTGAAGATTTTGTCGATGGTTTTGACGGAACTTCTGCAGCAGGTGTTGTAGCACAGAACCCAGCAGCTTATTCTCCACGGATGGCTGTTGCTGATGACAACATTGACTTGAAACTTGTTACACTTTCAGGTGGCGCAGTTACTACTGGTAAGATGCGTATCTGGGCTGTAATCATGGATTGCAATGACGAAGGTGACTTGACTGCTCAAGAAGTAGCACGTGACGTTGCTTAAAGACTAACGTAAGGGGGCAGGGCAACTTGCCCCTTTATATCTCTGTTCATTTAAGGATTTGTAATGGCATATGATTATTTAGACATCACTAACGAAGTAATTGCTCGTATGAATGAAGTTGTCTTAACTGCTGCTAACTTTACAGCAGCTAGGGGATTTCAAATTCAATGTAAGAACGCAGTAAACGATGCCATTAACTATGTCAATCAAAGAGAATTTGGTTGGCCTTTTACACATGTAACACAAACAGAAACTTTAGTTGCAGGACAAACTAGATACACTGCTCCTACAAATACACAATCAATTGATTATGATACTTTTCGTATTAGCCGTGATAGCACACTAGGTGCTGCTGGCAATACTCTACGCATTATTGACTACAAAGAATATACACAAAAATATATTAATCAAGAAACTACCACTAATGTAGGTAGTGTTCCTAAGTTTATATTTAGAACACCTGATAATAATTATGGATTGTTTCCGTATCCAGATAAAGCATATGAACTAAAGTACGAATACTTTATTAAACCTACTGCACTAGCAGCAGCTACGGATGTTCCACTTATTCCAGAACAGTTTAGACAGGTTATAGTTGACGGTGCTACTGCGTATGCTTATCAGTATAGGGGTGAAGCACAACAGTATGGTATTAACTTTGCCCGTTTTGAAGATGGGATTAAACAAATGCAGACGCTGCTTCTAAATAGAGCAGACTATGTGCGGTCTACCTATATACCTTATTCTCAAGGGTATGGCATTAACGCAGGATTTTAAGGTGATAAAACATGGCAGATGAAACTGGCCTTAATCCGTTTGTATTCGCGTGTCAGGGTGGGCTGGTTCTTGACCAATCTACTTTTGCTATGCAGCCCGGAATGGCACTTGAACTAACTAACTTTGAGCCGGATATTCAAGGTGGCTATAGACGCATTTCAGGTTATGCTAAATGGAACCCTAATATTGTACCACAAGATGCTAGTGCATCAGAAGCTGTACTTATGTCAGCTTACTTTAAAGGCAATATCATTGCTGCACGTGGCGGCAAGGTACATAAGGGTGGCACTACAGGTAGCTGGACACAGATTGACACAGGCAGAAGTAATGCTGGTGTATATACTTTCTTTAGGTACACATTAGGCGGTACAGACTTTATTGTTTGGGCAGATGGTGCTAATCATGCATCTAAGTATGATAACACTACAGTAACTGACATTAACGCTACAGGCGCACCTTCTAATCCTAAGTTTGTTACTGGTTATAAAAATGCTCTCTTCTTTGCTGGTATGTCTAGCACACCACAAGAATTAGTATTTACCTCACCTTACACAGATACAGATTTTAATACAGCTAATGGTGCTGGCAGTATCAGTGTAGACAGTAACATTACTGGTTTGTTTCCTTTCCGTGATTCATTATTTATCTTTTGTGAAGAACGCATATTTAAGTTAGTTGGAAACACTATTGCTGATTTTCAACTGCAACCAGTAACACGAGAAATTGGCTGTCTCAACGGTAGAACCATTCAAGAATTTGGTGGAGACATAATCTTTCTTGGGCCTGATGGATTACGTACTGTTGCTGGTACTGCAAACATTGGTGACGTTGAACTTGGTACAGTTAGCCGACAGATACAGGAACGCTTTGCTGGCGTATCAGACGTAGATGAATTTAGTTCTGTAGTTATTCCTGATAAAACACAATACCGTCTTTTCTTTTCTAACTCAAATACAGTACGTTCAAAGACTGCAGGAATTATATGCGTAAGAAAAGACAACAGTTTTGAGTTTGCTGATATCTTAGGTATACGTCCTAGTAGTACAGACTTTATTACCGTTAGCGGTGAAAGCATTGTCGTACACGGTGAGTTTGATGGTTTCGTTTATCGGCAAGAACAAGGCAATGACTTTGATGGCAATAACGTAACAGGTAAATATCGCTCACCTGATTTGACTATGGGTGATGCGGGTCTACGTAAATCATTTCAACGAGTGATTATTAACTACGCACCAGAAGCAGCCGTTAATGCAGATTTATTTGTTAGGTATGATTACGAAGCACCTAATGTGGCAAGACCAGCAGCTTATCCGTTTGATACATCTACATCAGTAGCTATCTACGGTTCATCATTATACGGTACAGCTACATATGGTGGACAGTCAAACCCATTAGTAAGACAGCCAATTGAAGGTAGTGGCTTTGCTGTAGCCCTACGAGTAAACGATAGAGGTACTTCAGCCCCCTACTCATTAAAAGGATTTCAGCTAGAGTTTCAAGCTGACGCAAGGAGATAATAAATGGCAGGTTATACTAGACAGTCAAGTTTTGCTGATGGCGATATTATCACCGCAGCAGACAGTAATGACGAGTTTAACCAACTACTAAGTAGTTTCAATAATACAACAGGTCATAAGCACGATGGTACAGCCGCTGAAGGTCCAGTCATAGGATTGATTGGAGACCCCGGAGTTGCTATACCTAAGAACAAAGTTGTCGTTGATGATACAAATAACCAAGTAGAATTTAATATTGATGTAGGTGGTACATCTACAGAACAGTTTGTAGTTAAGGATGGTGTACTTGAGCCTACTACAAACAACGACATTGACTTAGGCTCTAGTTCTAAGAAGTTTAAAGACTTAAACATAGCTGGTGCAGCTAACATTGCTGGCACTATGACCCTATCAGGTAACGTAATTGTATCTGGTACTCTTGGTGCTGACCTAATACCTGATGCGGATAACACTCGTGACATTGGTAGTTCCTCTGCAGAATGGAAAGACCTGTACATAGATGGCGTGGCATATGTAGACGCTATAAACTTTAACGGTACAGCTATCTCAGCTACTGCAGCAGAGTTGAACATCATGGATGGTGTAACATCTACCACTGCAGAACTTAACATACTAGATGGCGTTACATCAACAGCCGCAGAACTAAACATCTTAGATGGTGTAACCTCTACTACTGCTGAGTTAAACATCCTTGACGGTGTTACAGCTACGACAGCAGAACTTAACCTGACAGATGGTGGCTCTACTGTAGGTACAACAGCCGTAGCTGGTAGCGATGGTATTCTTACTAACGATGGCGGCACAATGCGCCAGACATCAGTAGATACATTTGACACCTATCTAGCACAAAGTACAAAAACATTAACAAATAAAACCTTGACAAGTGCTGTCCTAAACGGTACAATAAGTGGAACTTCTATTAAAGATGAAGATAATATGGCATCTGACAGTGCCACTCATCTTGCTACCCAACAATCAATTAAAGCTTACGTAGATGCTGAAGTAGCCGCTATACCAGTAGGTGACATTACTTCTGTAGTTGCTGGTACAGGTATGACAGGTGGTGGTACATCAGGTGATGTTACACTTAATGTCATTGGTGGTGCAGGTATTACTGCTAATGCCGGAGATATTGCTGTAGATTCTACAGTTATTACTGGGCAGACCACCGAAGCTACCATTGATGCCGCTAATGATTTTATATTGGTATATGATAATTCAGCTACAGCTTTGCGTAAAGCTACTGTATCTGCTATTACTTCTGCAGGTAGTGGCATTAACGCAGTTGTAGATGACACAAGCCCACAGCTAGGTGGCGACTTAGATGTCAACGGTAATGACATTGTATCTACATCAAATGCTAACATTAACTTACTACCTAATGGTTCTGGTAAAGTTAATCTTGATGGTAACGGCTCTAGCGGCGGTGTTACTATATCCGATGGTCTTGTAGATATTCGTACAGGAACAGGTTCAGTTTCACAGGTTAAGTTCTATTGTGAAAGCAGTAATGCCCACGCACAAACAATACAGCCACAGCCACACTCTGCTGGTGTAACTAACACACTTACACTACCTGCAGGTAGCAGCCAAGAGATTGTAGGTACTACAGCTACACAGACACTTACTAACAAGTCTATCGTAGCTACACAGCTTACAGGTACAATTGCTAATGCAAGACTAGATGCGCAATTACAAGATGTAGCGGGACTAGCAGTAACAGATGGCGGCTTTATTGTAGGTGATGGTTCTAACTTTGTATTAGAGACTGCAGGTACTGCACGTACTTCATTAGGACTAGGAACAGCGGCAATTACTGATACAGGAACCTCTGCTGGAAATACTGTAGTTTTAGATGGTTCTGCTAGACTACCAGCAGTAGATGGGTCACAGCTAACTAACTTACCATCTGCAGGTGCAACGGCTGGCTTCGCAGTGGCTATGGCGATTGCGCTTTAGTACTTGACAAATGAATAAAAGTATGGTATAATTATACTTATCTTAATTAGGAGACGAAATGGCACAGGATTTTGAAAGAAACATTACAAGGAATGTTGGTACAGGCGCAGTAACATTGCGTACAGCTAACTCTGATGATGCGCTTATTGGTATCAATATTGCTAATGTTACAACAACACAGATTCTAATGGATGTGTTTATTAATGATGGGTCTAATGACTACTACATTATTAAAGATGCACCTATCCCTGTAGGTTCAGCCTTGCAGGTATTAGATGGCGGTGCAAAGATTGTAATGCAATCAAGTGATGTACTTAAAGTACAAAGTGATACTGCATCAAGCGCAGATGTTTGGGTTTCCGTAGTCGATACTATTAGTTCATAAGGAATAAAGTATGCCGTATATTGGTCAAAAAGTTCCG